TTCCGACGGCTTGGCACCGTCCAGATGCCCCTGCAACTGCTCCCGGTCCAGCCCGTACTGGCGGGCCACAACGTCAATCGGGTGCGTGCAGCGACGGGCACACCACGTGATGTCCTCGATCTCGGTAGCGTCTGGGTCCATCGTGAAGTTGTCCACGCTGTCCGCGAACGACCCAATCACGCCGATGTTGGAGCCCGGCAGCGTCACCAACTCCGTCCACCACACCCCCATGCCCTTGATGATCGCTTCGTCCACCACCCGCCGACTGTGGGTCTTGAGGTCAAGTTCGGTCGGCGTGTAGTTCAAGTACCGCTCCATGAGCAGGGCGGCCACCTTGCGGACTTCGCTCAGGCGGATCGTCTCCTGAGCAGTCGCTTGGTAGGCCATCATGGACTGGTCGTCCGTCACGCCGACAACCTCCGGCGTCACGAACGGGTACTTGGCGGGCGTCACCGTCCGCACCGGGTTGCGGTGGTAGATGACGCTGCCAAACAACTTCACGGCCTCAAACACCCGGTTGACCTGCATCCGGATGGCCGGCGGGGCAATAGCCCGGTTGTAGCCGTACTCGTGCTTGGCGTAGCGGTCGTTCCAGAACCAGTTGTGGGGGCCGTCGAAGAACGCCAGCGCCTCACGCCCGTCGTCCGTAAACGGGCGCTTGTGCTTCAGCGACAGTTCGATCTTCTTGAGCCAGCCCTGCGCCAAAGAGCGCAGTGCATCCTCACCGGTTTTGGGTTCCACCGTTGTGCTTCCTTGCGAGGGCGACCTGTTCCGTCAGGGAGGCGATCTGCGACACCAGCGAGTCCATCTTGCGGAGTTGAGCCGTCTGCGGCGTGAACTCCCAGCAGCCCCACTGCCGCCACTCCGAATGCTCTTGAAGGCCCGGATCGTCCTTGTGGCGGACGGACGGACGCTCCAGAAACCCGGTGTTCGGATTGAACGTCAGGACGGAAACGGTGAACATTCCCGGCCGCTCCACGATCCACCCAAGCGTCGGCTCGGTGCAGTTGAGCGGGTCGTGATACCAGTACACGCTGTCGCCCACCTGAACCTTCGGGGGGCTAAAAGAATCCGTTTCCGTCGGCATGCTTTGCTCCTGTCTGGGGACCAAGAAATACGAAGTCGGCGGATTCAGCGGCTCGGCGTTTGTTCCGTTTCCGCACCCACTCGACGTACCATGGCTCCGGGCCGACATCGACTTTAGGCTTGTGCCAACGAGGTCGATAGGCACACAGGTACTCCAGACATTGGCAGGCATGGACCTCCCCCCGCGTGTTGGGCTGGTCCGTCACCACGTAGGTGCCCCCGACTAACTGGGTTTTGTGCTTGTACCGCTTCAATTCCCGCTCTAAATCGGGCACGGCACTGCGTAAAACCCGCAGGGAAGGCCGCCCGTCCGGCTTGATGTGGAGGTAGTTCCGGACGGCCGACATGCGGGCCTGAACGTCATCGCAGCCGGCGATAAAACTGTGGCCCGTCGTCTCGCTGGCCACCCCCTGAGCCTTGAGTTGCTCCGTATACAGTTCCACCGGGAGCCGGCCGGACCCGATCTCACGCAGCCGGCCGCCGTGCATGTCGATGATGAAGGCGTAGAAGTTCTGCCCCTTGCACTTCTCCGCCATCTTCTCGCCAAACACGATGGCGTTGCAGTTGCGGATGTAGAGTTGGTCGTAAATCAGCATCATGGACTCGTCCGGCGGCACGGCGGCGAACAGCACTGACGTGACCGCGTGTCCCGGGTCGATGGCCGCATACCGGCACCAGTCGTTGGGGACCGACAGGTTTTCCAAGTCGGTGCGGTCGTACCCGTGAATGTGCATGGCGAACGTGGGGTAGCACAGGATCGAGTCGCTGATGAACTCGCCCTCGCTTCGCATCCGCAGCACGTCCTCGCCCAGTGCCGCCCAGCCCTCGATACGCTTCCGCTTCTCGGCAGCGTCGATGTGCGGATTGTCGAGGAACCGCAACTGGAACTTGACGATGGTCGGGTTCTCAACGCCCTCCTCCGCCAACTTGTCCGCCCGCTCCGCAAGCGACTGGAGCGAGTCGTTCTTGCTGTGCGGCATGGCGGACCACACGAACACGCCCTTGCGGTCGGAGAGGCGGGCCTGCATTTCAGGAACCCACGCATCGCCGTTGTTTACGTCCTCGTCCACATGGACACGGTTCGCCTGCCAGCCCTGCGGCGGCTCTCCTTCGGACGAGAAGAAGTAAATCTGCCAGCCGTTCGTCAGCGTGCAGGACTGGATGTAGCGGGCCGACTTCAGAATCCACGACTTCTTCGCCACCATTCGGGGCGGGATCAGCGGCGGGGCCGGCTTGGCCTCCTTCTCTCGGGCCGCATCCGTCTCGGGGTTGTAGGCCCTCCATTCGCCAGTTTGCGAATCGCGAATGATCTTGAACGCCCCCGCCATGAACAGCATGGGGTAGACCACCAGCCCGATGTGCTTCCAGTCCTTGCCGACGATGGCGAGGATGCCGTCCTTCTCGGGGTACTTCCCGTGCGGGTCTTTGCCGCAGACGGCTCTGGCGTCCTCAACGAACGTGCAGAGCGACTTGCCGGAGCGATTGCCGCCCAGCACCAGAATCTCACTCGCCTTGCACTGGTGAACCTCCTCCTGCTTCGGAGTCGGCCGGTACAACTTCAACGCCTCGATGCGGCGGCTCGCCAACTCCGCCTGCATCTCCTTCAACTCGCCCTGCTGGAACGCACCCAAGCGTTTGACTGACGGCAGCGGCGAAATCTGAGGGGGTTTGCGGCGTGACTTGGACATTGAGGAATCCTCCCTGAATGCTCATGGCGATGCGGCTGAGCCGCTGATCCAACTCCGACTCCAACTCGTCGTCGGACCACTGGGTCAGCGGCTTCTTGGCCCCGCCCAGTTCGGTGTTCTTCGTGACCAGCCGGACGATCCCCTCCAGCAACTTGGTGCGGTGCGAGCCGCCCGGCGGGGCGTCGAAATACTGCTTGACCATCATGGCGGCGAACCCGCTGGAGCCGCCGAAATACTCCATCAGCCGCTCCAGAACCTCGCTGGAGTGCGGGATGTTCTCGCCGCCCCTGCCGGCCGCCTTCGTGAAGGCTTCAAGGGCGCCTTCCTCGATGGCCCTCATGTCCCGCTTCTTCTGCTTCAACTTCTTGCCGCGATTCACCTTCGCCCGGCAGATGACGCAGCGGGTGTCCCAAGAGCCGTCTTTCTTGGTGCGGAAGTGCGTTCTGGAAAGTGGAAAAGACTGGCCGCAGTCGGTGCAGGTCTTGTCGCTCATCGCTGTTCCCTCAGTCCGTCGAGCAGGCCCGGCTGCTGGGAGGATGCGCCTGCCCCGATCAGCGCCGGGACAGCCATGATCCGTACGGCTTTCTTGAGCGGCCCCTTCGGCAACACAAACTCGCGGTCATGGTTCTTGGAACTGCTTTCATACGGCGTGTTTCGCACATTGAAGCGGGGCACGTCCTCAGCGGGTACGTCGAACGAGTAGATCGGTGCGTCAAGTTCGTTTTCGTTGATGTAGAAGTCCAACTCGTGCGGTGCGTCTGTGGCCCAGCGGCCAGCCGCCCCAGCCGGGTTTGTGTCCCGGACTCGCAGTCCTTTTGCGACTTGGTCTTGCACTGCGGCCGCGCGAAGGGCTTGCCACTCTGCGTATGGAACGTCTTGGCCGTACATTCGTACCGTCTGCGGCGGCCTGTAGTTCGTGCGCGTCTCTCCAACTCGGTAGAGCCGCGTCATGCCGTCCGCTGGCGGGTCAGCCTGCTGCACCCTGCGCATCAACTCTTGGTAGCGGGCCGCGTATGGGTCGATTCCTTGAGTCGATGTCGCCATTTTCTGCGGCGGCGGAGGAGCCGGCTTCGGCGGCGGGGCTGGCGGAAGTTTTGCCTCCCGCGACAACTCCGCGACCCTAGAGGCCCGCCCTAGCCGGGACGATGCAATCGCACCGGGTGATGCCATGCGTCACGCTCCGCACTTTGTGCAGGTCAGCAGTTCCATGCGCGCCTCGCCTTCCTCAATCGGCTGTCAGGATCGGCGGCTGCTTCGGGCCACATCTTCATTTGCCCCGCACTCCGGGCACAGAAGGAGTCCCGTCTCGGGCCACCCTCCGGCTGCGGAGGCTTGAGGTTGGCGTCGTTCTCCCGGTTGTAGGCGGCACGCCCGGCAGCATTCAGGCCACCATCCGGGTCTTGCCCAGCCTTGCGGGCCCAGAGTTCGGAACGCAGTTTCCGGATGCGGTCGCTCATCTGTCAGCCTGCGGCACGGAGGAAATCATCGGAGCCATCCCGTCCTTCGGGGCCGGCACGCTCCCGGCACCCACCTCCCGCTTCACCTTGAAGTCTTCCAACTCCGGGAAGTCCAGCAGCCCAGCCTTCTGCAACTGGTCCATGATCGACTGGCGGTCGGGCTGGTCGAACTGCCCCATCGCTCCAGCGTCACCTACGCCCGGCATTGCAGATACTCCTGTGATGAAACGACAGAGGCCGCAGGGGGGCGTCCTTCCCTCCTGCGGCCTGCCGTCGCGACGGAAATGTCTGTCGTCAGAACCCGGCCGACGTGCGGACCAGAATCCGCCCGGAGGTCGTGGCACTCGTCTCGATGGCAAAGCCCAGAAGCGGGTTCGTGGACTGGGCCGCAGCCGAGCCGGCCGTAGCCGACAGGCCGTACGAGGCACCGGCCGACACGCTGGTCGCCGTCTTGGTGACCGTCGAGGGACCGCGAACCACCAGCCAGAACACCTCGTTGTTGGCCACGCCGGCCGCCGGGAGGTACTCGTCCACGACGCCCATGAGGGCCGTCGAGGTCGTCGCCAGCCCGTCCACTTCCGACAGGATGGCGGCGTCCTTGAACTTCGCCACCGCTCCCGGAAGAAGGGCCGAGCCGCTCGTGTTCTTCACGGCGATGCACTCGACCGTCCGGTTGCTCTTGAGGGCACCGGTCTTCGGGTCTTCGTCGCGGAACACCTTGCGGACGCCCACAACGGTCGAGCCGTCGCCGTTCTCGGCCTCGTACATGGTCACGGTCACGCCAAGCGTCTGGCCACGACCGAATCCGGGATCAGCAGTCAGCGTACTCATCTGCGGAGACTCTCCTTGTTGGACTCGTCGGACTCAGGCAAGGGCCGCGAACTTCACAAAGTTGCGCGGACTCTTCATCTTGATGTTCGCCAAGACAGAGACGGCGTACCGGTACGAGGAAAGTTCCTCGTTGTAGAACGGTCCCTCCGCCTCAAGCAGGTTGCCGGTCATCACCTTCATCTCCATGTTGCCGATGGAGAGGGCGTAGCCGACACCAGCCGGAACGGCGTAGTCCGACGCGGTTTCGATGCCGTCGATTTCGACCACGTCACCGAAGCCGTAGGACCGCAGCCCGTTGGTCTTCGACACGATGGCCCGCTCGCGGCTGTCGAGCCGGTTGAGGAACTGGATGTAGAGGTTCCGGTCGAGAAGGATCATGTCGATCTGGTTCTCGCGAGTGTCGTTCCGCTTGGCGTGGTTGACCGACTCGCGGATCGCCTCGATGCACTGATCCTTCCACGTCGCCGTCGCACCACCGAAGGCAGTGCTGGTGTAGTTGCACACGATGGGCGACCAGAAGTCGTACTCCGGGTCGGCCGGAACTCGCGGCCACGAGCCGGTCGCCAACTGCGAGCCGGCGTACTGGCCAAGACCGGTCTTCAGCCCGGCGTACTCGTCGTTGGGGAACCCGAAGGGGTCGGCCGCATTCGCCGCCCGCTGGGCACCGGTGGCGACGTTGATCGTCCCGTTGACCGCGAACATGGACTCAAGCCCATGCCACCGGTTCTCGGCGCCGCTGGCCGAGCCGTCGATGAAAACCTCCTTCGCGAGGTGTTCCTCCATCGACTCACGCAGCCGGTTGCTCATCTTGCCGGCAACGTCGATCAGTTGGGCCTGACCGCGATTCTCAAGCATCTCCCGCTTGGAAATCTGATCCGTCACGGAATAACCGCGATACGGGAGGTTCGCTCGCTGCCACAGCGCGTGGCGTGCGAAGACTCGCGGCGACTCGCCCGTGTACGTGGACACGGGGATGTTGCGATAGCGCACCTGCCAGTCGAAACCACGACCTCCCTGATTCATGGCGACGTTGCCGTTCGCCTGAAGGGCCGCGAACACCTTGAACTTGCGGAAGGTGGTCTGCTCCTCCTCACGCAGGTGCAGCGTCAGGGTAGTGCCGATAGACCTCGCCCAGTCAACGCTCGACGCCATTTGTCGTCACCCTTTCATGCGAGCCCGTCTCGTGCCAACTGGCGAGCGAGACGTTGCTCAAAGGTCATTGGTGCCTGTGGTGCCTTCTGGGCTTGGCCACCCGCTGCCCTGCTTGGGTTGCGAGAGGCTTCCCTCCTAAGAAACTCTATGTCCTTCTCGGCCTGAGTTGGCGCATTGGCCGGAGGCGCAGAAACCGGAGCCGGCGGCTGCATGGGAGCCTGCATCGCCGGAGCCTGCTGCGGAAGCCCGGACTCAAACGCTCCACGCTGGGCCTGCTCCTGCTGCAACGTCCGCAGCCGCTCCAGCAAGTCACGCTCGATCATCTTCTGGGCGTATTCCCACCGGGCCTCCGGGCTCTCGATGCCCAGTTGCGAGGCTTGGGCGATGTACTGCTGCGCCGCAATGCCCTCCTGCGTCGGCTGGCCCTGCTCGTCATACAGCCAGTCCCGGTTCTCCTGCTCCATCGAGGCCACGTACTGCTGCTGACGCATCTCGGAGAACTGCGACTCAACGATCTGCTGGGCCTGCTTCTGGGCAATCTCCTGCACCATCGGCCCCAGTGCTTCCTCCGGGTTGGTCAGGAACTTCTGGGCGAAGTCGGCCTTGTACTTCTGGTACTCGTACAGGGCGTGCTTGGCGTCAAGCGGAGCGTCCGCCGAGATGACATCGCGGCCGTTCTCGTCCTTGACGAGGTACTGCCGGTACGAGTCACGCAACTCCGGCGGGTTCCACCACCGCTTCACCGCTTCGGCCGCAGATTCCTGCTGCTTGGGGGCCTGCTGGGAGGCGGACCATCGTTCGAATTGCTCCCGTTGGGAGAGGAATCGCTCAAAGGGTTCTCGGTTCTGGAGGTACTGCTGGGCGATTGGGACGTACTGCTGGTACTGCTGGAGGGCTTGAGTTGCGGCTTTCTCGCGCTCCAGCGACGAATAGAGGCGGCGAGCAATCGCCACGTCGTCCTGCCCCTTGAACTCATTGAGATTCTTGAAGGCGTCCCAGACCGTCTGCTGCGGAGCCGGAGCCGGCGAAGAAGGTGCCGCAGGCGCACTGTCGGGCGATGGGATGCTGGCACTGGTATCGCTTTCGGGTGCGGTGTCAGGCGTGGTGTTGACGGCTTCGTCCATCACTGCGGCTTCGTCGCTCATTGCTGGCACACCATTACGGAATCCCGATGTAGGGCACCTCTCGGCTGGGGTTCGGGACGGCCCCTGACCGGATGAGCCGGTTGTATGCCTCGCTGTCGGCTCTCGATACCCCGTCGTCGGATTTTGTGCGGTCGTACAGGGCCTTAGACGCGGCCCGGCGGCGTGCCACCTCGTCCGCGTTGGCAAATCCACGCTCTTGAGCGCGTGCTTCCAAAGCCTTCTTGCCGGCGTCGGTCATCGCCCAGTTGCCAACCAGAAACTCAGGCCACGTCCGCTCCGGCGACTGCCCGCCGGCCGCCGTTTCGATGGCGGAACTGAGGGCCGTGTCGGTGACGAAATCCTGCTTGGCGTTCGCCACCACCGGGCGGAACGCCGTCTTGGCCGCGTGTGAAACCCAGCCCTTGCCGGAGATTGCGGCCCCCTTCGCAGCAGCCTTCGTGGCCCCCGCCCCAGCCCTGACCGCGCCAGTCGCCGGGATCACGGCTGACGGGTCCGCCCAACTCGTCACCCAGTCCAGAGGGCCAGTTACCCATCCGGGCGGCACAAACCCGGCGGACTGATACCACCGCTCGTCAGCCGTTGGCGGCGTTGCCGACCGGAGTTCGTCTTGAAGTTCCTTGAGGCGGCCGGCGATGGAACCACTGTCAGCCGTCCCCTTGATGTCCAGAATCGGACTAGGGCCATGCAGCCGGTATCGCATGCTCCCGTACCAGTGCGCCTTCGATGCGTCCAACGCCTCACCGGCCGACTCGGAATACCCACCGCGCATGCGGATCGCGTTCGGCACCACCTCCGAAAACCCGGAGTAGAACCCAGTCCGCGTGTCCGGACTGACGGTGTTGTCCATCAACGCCTGACCGAAGGTGTTGAACCGCTGATGGCCAGCAGGGCCCATCGGAAACGGGTTCCACCCGCCGGCCCCAGACAGCCGCACGTCACCCCTGTCGTCATAGTGCCGCACGGCACCCACCAGCGCCTGCGACTGCCCGTCGCTTGCCGCCCCGCGATACGTGTTCAAGTCCGTGTAGTGGCCGCCGGAGCCGTCGTATCGGGCGTGGCCGGCGAGCGATTGCAGGAAGTCTGCGTCTCTGCCATGCGACTCCATGTAGGCGTGCGTGCGAGGGTCGAGCAAATACTGCGATTCCTCCCATCGCCGCCGCACCTCGTCCGGCGTCTTGCCCTCTCTGGCGTACGCCTCGCGAGCAGCCGCACGCTCCTCCGGATTTGCCCACGCCGATTCGCCTAGCCCAACCGCTTGTGCGACACGCTCGATGTACTTCGCAGCGGCTTTCGGAGACGTGCCCGGAAGGATGTGGTGCCGCTTGTAGAGTTCGTCGCGGATGGCGTCAGCCCGCTGAAACGTGCCCGCTTGGGGCGCTTTCTGCGGCGCCGGTGCAGGTGTGGCTGGGGCCAGCAGGGCGTCGAGTTCGTCCATCGTCAGGCCGTCAGCCATGTCACCGCTCCTCCGTGAGGCCAGATAGGACGCCGGCAGAGGCGCCAATCGGCGCGAGAACCGAAGGCACTTGCGTCATGCGCACAAGCATGGCCTTCTTGGCTTCGTCAGGCAGCGCGTCATAGAGAGCAAACGCCGTGCTGTCGATGCTTGGCCTGTCGTTCGCGGCTTGCGACCACGAATCCTGCGACTCTCGCCACCAGTCCCACGCCTTCTGCGCCTCGTCGGTATTCGTAACGTCCTTGCCGAAGGTGTGGGCGTAACGGCGGCGAATGTCAGCAAGTCGCGGGTCAACCTCCACCCGCCTCGTGAGGTACTGCGCAAGCCTCATCGGCTGATCGGAGTCGTACAGCAGCAGCGGCGAGCCGGGAGGAAGGGCGGCACGAGAAGCCTCCATTCTCCCCACAATCGGCCGCAACACGTCCATGTCTTCCGACCGCCAGTCGTCCACCATGCGTCCGTCGTTGCCGACGATGACACGCGGCCCCCTGAAAATAGGGCCGGTAGCCTCCGGGTGGCCGAAAGCGTGCATCGGATCGGCCGTCATGGCGTGAGTAAGTTCATGCTCTAGCGTGCCGCGCTGACGAGCGGGCTCAAGAACGAGCCTATTGCTGTTGAGCGAAATGGCGCCTGAGCCGTGCCGGTACTGGCCTCCCGTGCTTGGCCCGAGAGCCTCCAGATACACGTCGGCAGGAACGTCTACGTCCGCAGGGTGCCACGCCCCGTAGCCGCTGGCGCCACTGCGTGCCATCGAATCCTGAGAACTTTGAATGGCAGCATCCAGTCCGCCCGGAATCTTGTCGTACCATCGCGATACGGCATCACGGAACGACATCTCTGCCGGCGCGTGAGGTGCGAATTTCACTCGCGGAGGATCGCCGTGAGCGCCATCAGTTGCCCACTTTTCGTTTTCAACTATGTGCTGCTTGAAAAGCGCGCGCTGAGCGGCATCCCTGTCTGCCGCCGCCTTAGTGAGTTTGGCTCGAAACTCCTCCCAGCCGGACGGAGGAGCCGGCAGCGACGGCGGGTCGGCTGTCGCTGTGCTGACAGAACCCCAGCCTGCCGGAGTGGCCGCCTTCGCCGCCTCCGCCAACTCCGCGACCCTAGAAGCCCGCACAGGACGTGCGGAAAAGATTGCGCCGGGTGATGCCATAAAAAGCCCTCACGGGATTTATGGCCTCCTACTTGGCAAGCAGGCACAGGCCCAGCGTGGAAAAGGCGTACCCCGTATACGTGATGCCCATTCCCGTATTTCCCCGCCAAAACTGCTCTGCCGCCACGTAGGCGTAGATCAGACCGGTCAGGGCAATCAGCCAGCCGCTCATGGGGTCACACCTCTAGCGGTTTCGCCTTTTCTCGTACCGTTTCGTATCGTTTGTGATGTGGTTTTGTGTTTATCCCGGTCCGCATAACGCCGGCATCTGCCGTCTCGCGGCCGAGTGGCGTGGGTTTCGCGCCGCGTTATCCGGCAGGGCCGTGTTTATCCGGGTCCGCATAATGACAAGTTCTGTGGCTACTCGTTCGTCTCTGGCGGGGCGCGGAGCGCGTCGCACTCCTTCTCTCTGGCTTCGATGTAGCGGACGATCATGGCAAGGAACTCTGACGCAGAGCCTCTCTCGCCGTGAACGTCAACCACGCGCACGCCGAGCCGATCGCACTCGGCACCCAACTCCTCAAGTATCTTGAATGCGTGTCTCATCGCAGCCTCCTTTGTTCGCCCGATCCTACGCTCACAGAACCAGCGGATGAAGCGGACGGCGGAGCCGCCGCTTATCCTGCGCGTTCTCACTTCGCCCGATTCAAGAACCCGTAAATCGCGTCCGCTCTCCTGTTCGCCTCAGGATCGTCCGAAGCATCAAGCCATGATGCCGCCGCCTCCATCGCCTCCCGCTCCGCTTCGGTGAGCGTGGGGGCAAAATACAACGGTGCGAGCGGCAGTGGTCGGTTGGTTTCGCCAAAAAGGCACTCTCTTGCGAGACTCATGGCCTCGTCCTTCTGGTGGTCCGCGAATGCCTCATAGACCGACAGATCGCCCGGCGGGCCGCTAGTCACCGCCCACGCCACCGGCTGAGAACCAGCCGATGCAACAGACCGCTCATTGTCGTCGCTCATAGTCGCCGCCTCCTTTGTTCGCGGCTGTTGATCTTTGACGTTATGCGGCTACTTGCCGTCCGTTGGTGGCTCAAACGACATCGCCGTTGGCGGCGGGCCGTCCTTGCGGTGCGTCGGCTTTGTCGGCGTCCAGTCCAGTTCCTTGAACGCCCACCCTTCGACGGCCGCCTGCTTCCATGTCTCGTCCATCTGCTGGGCCATTGCAATCTGCAACGCCTGCGCCCAAGAGATTGAGACTGAGCATGGCGGCAGCGTTGAAGGCCACATCACAGAGTCATCGTCGCACATCGTTCACCTCGTTTTCCTACGCTCACAGAACCAAGCGATGCAGCGGACGAGCCGCTGATCGCTGGCGTTAGCGAATCCCCAGCAACTTCCGTTCATGCTGTGTCAGTTTTGCAATGGCTGCCGCCTTGGCCTTGGCGTCCTCTGCCGCAGCCAGTTCCG